AAGCAAGTATTGGCTCCATCTGGACATACGAGATCTTGTGACAGTGTTTCTCCCCTAATACTACTGCCGCCTTTTGTTCCAAAGTCTTTGATTTCATCCCAGACCTTGTCATGCATTTCTAATTGATTATGAATGCCGTACTTGACTTTGATTTTACCATTATCAATTTTGTAAGCCAATGGCAATCCTATTGGTATTTCTTCATGTTGATATGAATAGATACCATACTTCATGTAGAAATCCATAGACTCTTCTAATACATTAGTAGGAATTAAATCATTCTGTTTATCTATAATTGGTGAATTAATGTATGTTTCCATTACCCGATCGTTGTACCATTCTTTTCGATAAACTTTCCAGTCACTGGATTTGGCTTCCATATTAGGATTTACTATTGCTCCTATTTATTTGTAACTGTAAAGTCGGCTTACAAATTCTTGACAAAAAATTCTGCTACTCGTTTTTTATTATTCTCCAAAGCTGTTCTCAAATATGGTGAAGGGCCGCCATTTGGCCCAGTACCTTCTGGCGATCCGTACTCTACATATGCAGCATATTCTACATTCGTACCAATTACTTTAGACAGATACTCTCTTTTGACGTTAATAGAGGCCCGTAAACGGCCTGTATCTACTGGGACAATACGTTGGGCCTCCAAAGATATTGCGTCTGCTGTATCATCCAATGCCATATCTAACACGTCTGGATATTTGTCTTGTAATTTTCTTAAATAATTTTTAAAAGCTATTGAACCTTCTATTGTTGTTCTATTCCCTGATTTGTCTTTTATTGTAAATTTAGTCATTAGTAACCTAGAACTTCATCTACAGTAGCATCGCCATACTTCTCTTTCCACTTCTTCTTAATTACCTTTTCACCTTGCTTAAACATTGCTACACGCTGTCTCTTTGCCATCTGTTCCCTAGCTACTCTTTCCCCTTGCTTCCATGATATTTCATTGGTACAGGCTTGACAGAACCCATTACTTAGAATGTGTACCGACATTGGCCCAGCTCTACATTTTTTACAACTACTCATTTAGTATCTCCTGGTCGATCGGCTGAAAACAAGTGCATCCTTCATGATCGTCACCATCCCATCCACAGTAACAGATCATGGAACCCTCGTTAAAACCGTTCTTTGATTTGGGTGCAATAACGAGTTCCCCCGAAGGGTAAATCCATAAGTTGCTCCAATCCTTTGTTGAAGAGCTATGAGGTCATCAATTAACATTCCATCAGGATGTGAAGCTAGTTCACTTGCTATGTCTTTATGTGCCGCACAAGTTCTTGCACCCGAAGCTACAACGAGCGTGTATCTAAAAGGTTTTTTGCGTAGCTTTTCTTGTTTTTTGTAAGAAGCTAACCTGCCTTCATTTACTACATTTGTAATCTCGGTTCTTGCAATTCTTGTTAGTTTGTAAGTTTCTGTGTTAATAACTTTCTGCATTTCAGCTACTGTATTAGGAATACTACGGCCTTCTATTATTGAATCTCTGATCGTTTGATTTAATTTTGTAGATAATACTGTAGATAATTCATTGTAATTATTTGTTTGTACTTGACCAGATTGTAATATTAATATTGCTTCTTCATCAGCTTGGTCAAAGTCAATTTGAACTGTTTCTTGTTTATTTAACGATTTTTTCTTATCTGCTGCATTTACTTGCCTGACTCTTGCTCTTGCCCAAGAATAACCAGCGTCACCACCCCAAAGTAAATGAGCAACATAGCCTGCACTAGGGTTGTTTTCATTTCCCCAGTCTTTACCTTGCCTATCTACTTGATGGCGATCAAAGAATGCTTTCATGCGTTTTACAGTCCTGGGTGATAAATTTACCCTGTTCTTAATATCTCTAGCTCTAGCAACTCCTACTTCTGTACCGCCTCTGCCAAATTCTCTACGATATTTTAATCCTTTAGCAGCTTCTTCTGCCATTGCTTTAGTAGGTTTAAAGTTAATATGTGAGTATTTATCTTGTTTCTCTAATACTTTAACTCTGTCTTCATCTGCCGCTGATTTAAACCCATGTAAATACGCAGACTTCATTTCGTCATTTACTAAATTCTTAAGATCTGCTACTAACCTAAGCATAATGTTTGGCAATCTTTCGTTAAGCTCAGAAAAGGATTTAGCAGCCCTAAGTCTGTTAACTTCTCGTTTGATAGTTACTGCTAGGTTTCTATCTAAGGCCGATACAAGTCTGCTTGTTCTTTTTGCTCCTCTTCCGCCTGCGACGTTGGCAAACTTCCTGAGTCTGTTTCTGGTAATATTAACTCTCCTTCTTCATCTAAATCTACTGTAATTCCTACACCCTGGAACGCTGCAATAACATCAGCTTTAGTTCTTAGGTTAGCTAAGTGTTGTTGTTCATTACGTTCGTCAATGTCGTTGAATACAATTTCCCAATCCGTAATCTTAAGAATATCTAATAACGGTTGAAAGAATCCTTTAACTAAAACATTCTGTGTTTCTGTTATTGTCCTGTCCATCATAGACAACTGCTCGCCTTCTGCATTCAATCCACCTACTCCAGATACGTCTCCAACTGCTAATGGCATAACTCCATAAGCTGAGTTAATATCTTGATTTATTTTATCCATATATGGGATCATACCTGCCTCTCCTTGACTTGGCATGATTGTAACAAACTTAGCTCCAGATTGTCCTTCACCAGAAGATATGATCGGCACAAAATTAGGATTTCTTCTTGTTTCTTCTGCAATGTATTCTCCCAATCTGTTCAATGCCGTTTCATCTAGGTTAGGAATATCTAAGAATCCTTTTGGCGGTCTTTCTAATCTAAACAATTTGTTCTGATAATTTTCTATTGCTAATGCAGTTTCTATTTTTTTACTTAATCCTATAATTGGTGATTCTCCATACAACCTAGCTGTAGAACTGTATTTGTTAAAGTGTATAATCTCATCTCTTGCAAACGGAATGTCTCCTTCATTATCTTCAAATGTGTATGCTATAGGAACTAATTTAGAACCACACTTTGGATCTGAGCAAGCTGTACCGCTCATTGCCTTTCGACAAGTTGGACAAAACTTATCATCTGTTTGAAACTTACCAAACCTGTCTGTATTGTATCTCATCTGTTTAGAATCTTCAACCCATATTTGAGATACTTGCTTTCCTAGAATATTACCTGATTCATCTTTTACATAATCATAAACTATAGATGCCCAGGCATCGTCAAACACTTCAAGCTGTCTTATCAGTGCTTTACAAAACTCTTCACCAGTAATATCGCTGTCTCCATTGCTTGGGTCTTTCAATATCTTTTCTAAAATTGTTTTTTGGTCTTCACTAGGATTCTCAACTGTCTGCTCTAACCTGTAACCTTTAGCAACTGTCTGTGATGCAATTCTATTGATCACTGTTTGCAAATGAGAATAATTTGTTGCAAGATCTTCTAAGTGATGTAAATTGTAAATTGGATCTATACGCATTGGCCCTGAGCTGCCCATAGCAGGAGCCATATCGTAAACGGGTGTCCTGGCTTCCTTCTCTAAATTACCATCTAAGAATGTTTGTAAATTAGATGTTTGTTTGGGCTTGCTCCTAAATCTGTCTAAAAATCCCATACTACCAGTCTGGGTCAGACCTCTTAGCTCTAATAAGCCTTTCTCTATTATCGGCTTGATATATGTAACTTTTAATCGCAGGCTCTAAGAATTTAGCGACAGTGACTCCATGCGTTTTAGCTAATACTTTAACATCTTCTCTGATTCGGTTGTCAATGCCTTTTAATTCGAGACGAGCCATTATGATGACAAGCCCTTTACTATTTGAAAGTTGAAAAATTTCTCATGGATAATTTCGTGCCCCGAACTTGTCATCGGTATTAACAATGCCCAGTGGCCTTTATAAATTTGTTTCTAGTCGATCGACCAGGTAAAGTATGTATCTTCAGCCTTTTTTCTCATCTCTTGAACTGCCTTAGATGACTGGTGCATTTTTAATTTGTTTTGTATTCTACGTCTAGATCTCTGAATAGACTCATCGCAAGGAGCAAAATGTAGCAGATCATATAAATCTGATAAGAACTTGTCTTCTTCACATAGTCTGCCTTTAGAGCTTGTAGCTCTGTAAAACTCTTGAAGCACTGAGTAATACAAGAACTTAGTATTATCTCTGCAAACGTCATGTTCTTTTAAATGACGAAATACCAGATCTTCTACCTTATTAAGCTTCTTTGTTAAACCCATCTTGTATGTCCTCTTTTATTTCATTCTGCCATTCTTCTGTTGTTAACACTTCTATTCCTCGCATACTAAACATTTCCACCCTGATTCCATTAGAATCTTGGGACTATCACACTGATCACAAGAATATAAAACTAATTGTTTCATCTTTGCTCCTTTACTTGAGCCATTGTATGTTTAGCATTTACATAGCTCATTGCTTTATTGAGTGTCTTCCAAGCTTCCCACAAATCTTTTTCTGTATCTAAACGATCTGCTAGACTAATTATATCGTCTGCTATGCTATCACTTGTTTTATTCATCTATCTTAAACTCCTTGTGACAATCTAAGCAAAGTATTACATTTGATCGCTCAGAAAGATAATCATCTGTAAGATCGTAATTAACTGCCTCACAGTGTGGGCAGAATGCGTAGTACGCTTCGTATTCTATTTTAGGTGATGATTTCATTACCATTTCTCCCTGACGTAAACTCCCCAGCGGTTTCCTGGTAGTCTTGCAATTCTTGCAAATCTGCCTTCTAATCTGTTGAAGTATGCTTCGGTTTTAGCCAAATGTTTTTCTGTAAAATCATTGGTATAGTGGTAGACCATGTGGTCAAATTCCATCCAGTCGTATCTGGAGTCGTAGTCAGGTTCAGTTGTTGAGTTATCTTTGCTCATACTATAGTATTTGTGGTAGCATATATAAGCTTTTACTTTGGAAGTTAAGCACAAATCTTACGATCGCCTAGAAATTTAGCTCTAAAAATAATTCCGAAAGCATATATAATTACAACCTTTTTAGAGTTGCAAGCGAGTATAATGCCCAAGCTACCATTGTAATTAAAACTGCCATTAAAAATCCTGTAATTATTTCAAGAACGATTTCCAACCATATCTCCTACTATCGGTGTATAGATAGATTCTATTTTGCATTTGTAGCAATCAACCACAGGTCTGCCTTCTTTCTTATGATCTGCGCTAAACATAAAATGATGTTTCTCCAGGTGGCGATGTTCTTCTTCCCAACGCTCTCCACAAACAAAGCAATCAAATCTCCACCTCATTTAATTAACTCCAGACATTTCTTGCAATTAACAAAACTAATATGCCTATGTTTCATGATTCTGTATTCCTGTTTTGTGCAGCTATATCCACAGAGTGTTGTTTGTTCACTGTATCCTGCCTTGTGACGCTTCATCAATCTATCGTAATAACTGACCCTTGAAAACAGTTGTTGATGTCAGACACTCCATATTTTAGTTTGTTATAACAATGTTTGCAACGCTCTTTATCGTCACCCATATTGCTATGTTTTCCTATTGGGTCGTTACATTCTATGCAAGCTTTCCATTCGTCTTTTGTTAAAGTATTCCCTTTATTCATATTGGGTTATATGTGCTGTTATATAACCCTTTTACGTTAAAAATTATCCCAGCTTGTTACTCGTATTCCACGCTTGTCTATATCTTGTATTGCCAACTCACACATCCACAATGATATTACTGCATCTGATGTATGGCCATCTAGTCTACCATTCTTACCCCACATCAATCTAGACAATCCTTCTACTAGCTTTCGAGATCCTACAGGTCCTGATTTGTTCACTTCTTTATTCCAGGGTATAATGTATTTGCCTTGTTCTAGAGCCAAAGCTATTCTAGGAATACCAATTTGTGCGTGATGTTTTTCAGAGCCAGTTCTGTGGCCTTTAACTGGTAAAGAAGCTAAATCCTTAGCTGCATGAGCCACAAGCCTCTGGAACCCATTAGTCTCTACCATAATCATTGTAGGATTGTATTTCTCTGCTAATGATACTAGATTATTTACTTGTGACGTAAGCCACCCTGCTCCTTCTGCTTTGACCTTCCCACACCACTGGTAAAGTACATGACGAATCTTAGTGTCTCGATCATAAGATACTACAGAATAAGCAGTTTCATCATTTGCAGTATCTAAGCCTACCGCTAGATCTACTCCAATAACAATGTCAGTCTTTTCTAAAGGATTACCAAATCCTATTGAAGTATCTAAACATGGCTCAATTACAGCCCAGGGAACAACGGCCGTTTCTGGGTCTAGAGGATTTAACAAGTACTCTGATTCAAACGCTCTGGTTCCCATAGAATGTCTTTCAGCTTCTAGGCGATTTGTAGTCCAATACTCAGGCCATCTGGGCGTTCCATCTTTTTTCAAGGCAGGATGCCAAACGTGCGCCCAGTCTGTACTTTGCCTTACCCAGTCTGTGGCATCACCTATTCTTTTCTGAGTACCAATCAAGAGTATCTTGCCCTCTGGTAAACGCATTGGCATTACAACTCTTTTAATGTAATGAATAGTACGATCATCAGGCATTCTAGCAAATTCCTCTAGAATGTCATCCATAATAATTAAATGAACGTGAGGGCCTTCTAACGCTTTTCCTGTAGATGCTGCTCTTATTCTGCTACCATTACTAAAATACTTTGCTCCTTTTCTCCAAGAACCACCGTCTTCTTTTCCTTTAATATAATTACTTAATCTCCAAGATCGTTTACACAACTCCTCAAATTGTTCCATTTTATCTATCGCTTGATCTAAAGTTGCAGATACATACAAAGCCCTATAGTTTGGATACTTATGCATCATGTATGCACAATATGTTAAAGTAAATGTAGTTTTTAAATGACCTCTTGCGCACATTATTCCTACATACCTTTTATCTGAATTAATTGTATCGTACCACAAATTGTGCATATTTCCTAATGGTACAAACTCACTAGGCTCTTGACGCATGAAATCACCCAATACATCATTAGCAAAGTCAATAAAATCTAGCTCTTGTTCTAACAATCCTTTAGCTAGTAAATGCTGTGTAAACTTTTCTAAATCCTCGATTTCCGCCATTTGTCAACGTGTTCCTCATTTATATTAACTGTAAAGTATTTAGGTTTGCGATTGTACAAATAATCTGCTAGCTCATGTATGTTGTCTGTTTCAATAATTACTTTACCTGTTTCGCTATCGCAAATTCTAAACACTTTCAATCTCCATAATCATTTCTCCGATTTGTTTTGCGACCTGGGGGACAACTGCGTTTCCAAGTGCTTTAAGTCTGTCCACCCTATTGGGAATCCCATGAGCCACTCTACCCACGTCGGGTTCAACGCTCCACTGGTCTTCGATACCGACTGTGAAAGCATTATCTGTTTGCCTTTCTCCATACGTCTCTGAACAGCTCCACTTCCTAGATGTCCCCTGTCTCTGTTGTCCGAGGCGTTTGGAGTTGGCCACATTCTTTTGTGAACCTCTGCTGTTAATGTTGGAGTCTTTCGTTTGAACTCTGCTGGATACCCTGCTTCCTTTGCTATGTGTGCTGTCGGTGTCGGCCACTGCATCACTCTTCCTGCTAACCTTACTTGTTGATTTTTGCTGTCCGCTCGATCTGCTGCTCCTTTGGAAAGGTGACGATGATCCTTCTCTGTCGGTGTTGGCCATTTTGTTGGATTGTCTCTTACTGCTTGATTGATTGTGTATTGTGCGTGATGACCGCTTGGTCTTTTCCTTTTCCAATTTGGTTGTGTCCCCCTGTTCCCCATGTTTGCATCTGGTGTTGGCCATTTTTGAATGTACTCTGTTTGAGTTTCCCCTGTCTTTTTCCAGGGTGCATCGCTTCCCCCTTCCAACCCATTTGTCGTTGGAGTTGGTAATCCTTTTTGCAACAATGAAGATTCTTTCCCTTTTATGCGGCGCACCAACGCCACCCTGTCCTCCTGCTGGAAACACATTCCAGACCGCATCATACCCGCTCTCGGCCAAGTCCCTGAGAACTTCTGCAAATGCCCTTCCAGAGTTTGCTGATAACAACCCTGTGACGTTTTCAGCCACAACCCATCTTGGTTTAACTTGGCGAATGATTCGTGCAAATTCTCCCCAGAGCCATCTTTCATCAGAGGTTCCACCACGTTTTCCTGCAAGGGAGACTGGTTGGCAGGGGAAACCCCCACAGATAAGATCGACTGGCTCAAGTTCTTTTCCGTCGATCGTGTAGATGTCTCCGTAGATTTCTGCTTCGGGCCATTGGTGTTTGAGGATTTGACTGCCAAACTTATCTACCTCAACCATCCAGGAACATTCCATTCCTGCCATTTCAAGGCCCAAATCCAATCCTCCAATACCTGAGAATAAACTACCAAATCTCACTCCATCTCCTGAACCATCTCTATCCAATTCCTGATCGTAAGATTTATCTTGTCTTGGGAGATCTCCGCTTTCTTCATTGCTTCAGGCAACTTTTCAGCAATCTCTTCTATTAGTGTGTCTTTGACATTTTTTGCTCCTTCTAACTGTAACATCATTCGTATGACATTAACCATCTCAGTTGCTCTAACTTCAAAGTGACCAGTAGCTAATTGTTCAACAAATTTGTCTTGAACTGCTTGAAGGGTACGAATATGCTTTTCTACTGTTTGGGTTGTAGAACTGTTTGTATTTGTTTGTATAATCTTACGTTGCTCATCTAATACTTCTGCCCAGTTATTAGCTAATGACCAATCTCTTACAGTAGTATGAACTAGCTTAATGTCGTGTTGTTCTCTAAGTTTATCTGCTATTTTTTTGTAACCCATACCTTGTAAATATAGAGATCTTGCTTCTTCTTTTAAATGATCGTTATACCTAGAAGGCATTATTCCTCTTCATTCTTCCAATGCTTGACATAGGATTTAATTACTTGTCTAGCAAGTTCTGATACTGGTCTACCTTGTTCCTGAGCGATCTTACTAAACTCATCCCAACTATTCTTAGTTCCTTTGGGAAATGTTAGCAAATACTGATACGGTCTGTTTTTGTATGCCATGTTAATCTATCCGACTAGAGGTTATATAACTCTCCTTTCTTTTAACCAGAAGCCCCAATCATTCTCTGGATACTTCAACGCAATCCAAGCCATCTCAGTTTCAGTAGGATTCATATTATCCAGGTAGCTTGTTCTTTCTTTTACTGTATCAATGCTAGGTAATAGTCTAGCAAAGTTATCACCTTCTTCTACCCATCTACCAAAACTACGTTTAAGTGAATGAAACTTATCTTCCTTATACGCTAACATCCAATCATTATCTCTAGATGCTTGTACTTCTCTTGCTTTGTCAGAAGTTCTAATCTCAGTAAGTCTATCTTCCAAGACAGCTAAATTATGTTCCTCATTCTCTAACTCTGCTTGTATTTTCTTATATTCAAATCTCTTAGTAGAAATCTTAGTTCTAAGTTCTTCCGTTTGTAGTGTTAGAGACATAACATCATTCTTTTCATCCATCAATCTAATAATTGACATCTCTATCATTTCAGACATAGATCTACCTCTGCACCAGCTCTTAAACCTCTCCCATAATTGTGGAGATACTGATATTCCTCTGACGATTCTAACCTCATTGTTATTCTTTCTTTTTCTACCCATTTTCCAACCTCTGGAAACTTTGGATACTATAACCCATTAAATACTTATTTGTTATATATCTTATATAATTTCTTATATATAATATATAATAAAAAAGGTTAGTATTCCTCCTCTATTCTTTTCTTCATTTTAGCTATATAAGATTCCCATTTAGCTATTACTTTATCTGAATCCACTGTTAATCCTCTCTCTTAGCCAGTTAACACCTGTCCAGAATCCTACAATAAAAGATACAATACAAAAGAATAAAGCTAGTACATTACTCATCTTTCTTTTCCTCCAATATATCTCGCATCATATTTTTCATTAATATCATCATCATTCCTAGACCTGTTTCAAATGCTTCTAATTCTTTGTCTTCATATTCCATTACATTCTTAGCTCCAAAGTTTCCTGCATGAACTATTAGGTCATTAAGTAAAACAACCCACGCATCTTTTACACTACTCATTTCTGCAATCAGCACAAAAACATCCATGCTCCTCCACATCTATTGGTGTAATAATAAATCCGCAGCTTTTACATCTCCAGGTCATTCGTAACACTCTCCACATCTTAAACAACACATATGCCAGTCTAGTTCTGCCCCACACTGTGGACAACCTTCTTCATCGTATTCTGTAATACTCATTGTTTACTCCTAATATACATATTCACTAATTCATTCTTATCTAAGTCATTCAGTAGTTTCGCAGCCAAGTCATCAATCAAAGGAGCAATAGATCTGTAAATATCATCTGACAATTCCTGATCTTGAGTTGCGTTAGCTAAACCAAATCCCATAGCATTATCAGCAACAACCTGTTCTTCTGCTATATCATAAGCCATAGAGTTGTACATATCTTCTTCAGTTTCCCAGCGATCGCCCAGTAATCCATTTATTAGGATTCTAGTTTCGTTCTTCATTGTTTACCTCTTGACAAAGCGGCTGCTTCTTTAGCATCTGCCACAGCTTCTAAGACTTTTAGTTTAACACTCTTTCGTAATTGTCTAAAACTAAAGTCTTGGATTTTGTCATCTACTTTTTCTCTAGCATCTAGGGTGACAGTTTCACTAACGTCAACTCTAATGGATTCATATTGTTGCGATCCTGCAACTGTGATTCCCATCTTTACAGTATATCCTTCAGTTTCCATTATGCGCACCTTCCTATTTTTTCGATAGACCAGAGGCCCATGTTTGATGTGATTTCAATCTGATAAACAAAACCATCTTTGTATTCTACAATATATGTGTAACCTGTCTTATCATCGTTAGCATCTAATTCAGCGTACGAGATTACATTATCAGCCGTGCCGTGCCAAGCTGCGTGCAATAACATTACCATGATAATACCATCATCTCTTGTAACTTCTTCTAATGTAAAAGACCAGGGTAGTAAATCTTCATCGCTACCGTCATAGTAACCATCACCCTCTAACAAATATTTACCAAACAAGATGGCCTCATCACTACCTCCTAAATATTTAAGATCGCCTAAAGTAGTAGGAAGCTTTCTTTCTGACTCTTCAAAGTACCTGGTTATTTCTATAGGAACTCGTGCCTCTTCTTTACAGTCTTGACAAACCCATAGCTCATATTCTACACCATCACCATCTTCTAATTCCCAGTTGTTTGATTTACATCTACATTCTAAAGCCGAACCAAATGATACCATTATGCTACCTCTACGTTTGATTTCTTCTTCCAAGTCTTGTCAACGATCGTATGACATCCACTACATTGAATTACACAGCAGTCATATCTTTCATGTTCTATTACTTCTGCTTTCAATTCAGAACCACACTTTCTACAATTCATTTGCCACCGCCTTTTGATAATCTAAATATCTCAGATTCTACATATACTTGCAAGTCTTGATGCGCATGATTTTTTAGGATTTCAACGCACATTAATAGGTACTTCTTACGATCGACTAGTATTGTATCCATTACTTTACCTCGTTTTCTTTAAGAGTATCTAAGGTATGCCATATAGCATCCCAGTCTTCTACCCTGGCGTTCCATTCCGAAAGAATCGATCCGTCAGAATGATTAACAATTATCTTACCGTTTGACAGTTGAGTAATAGTTATCTCAGCAGTTGCGTATGACATCATGCACCTCTAGAGTATAGCTCTGCCATTCTTGCAGGTATTACACGGCTTATGTTGCATACGTTACAGCATTTGAATGCTGGATGTTCTAAAGGCTCAGGGTTGTTTCCCCAGCCAGTGTACTCCTCTTTGCAGAGGACACAGGTCTTGAATTTTTCTTGATTCATATTTTTTCCTACCCTTTGTGGGCAACCTTAGATAGACTAGGGTTATATAACAGTTTTGCCTCTAATCCAAACAGCCAAAAGCTTATATATGCGCACCCATTGTAAGAGTACCACCAAAAGATGTGGGAAAGGAGAAACATGAAAACCGAAAACATGAAAACCGAAAAACAGTATGAGCAAGTCAAAGTTGGCAAAGTTTACGATCTTGGCGGAAACGGCAAGTGGATGGACATTTGGGAATTAAGAGAGGTCGAATAAATGAAACCAATGTATTGTTCAGTATGTAAGACTAACTTGCCTCAAAAAAAACATTTCTGTGTGCCACTTAACAAGGTGGTGAATGGTTAAATGGCTAGAAAATTTAAATGGATTTACTTTACAATAGGTGGTGAAAGATACAAATGGACTTTACCTTTCTCACCAAATGAAGCTCGTGAAGACAGAGTTTGGAAAACTTTGTTTCCAGATGAACAACCAGTATTCGAAAATGATAGGTACAATAAATGAACGAGTCTACTCGTAAGACTATGTTTAGCTCGGCTACTAATGAGTGGCCTACTCCTATAGAGTTCTACAATAAGTTAGACAAGATGTATCGCTTTAGTCTTGACCCTTGCTGTACAAAAGAGTCTGCTAAATGTCCGCATTTTTTTACTGAAGAAGATGATGGATTAGCTCAATCCTGGCAAGGTCATACTGTATTTATGAATCCTCCATACGGTTCTGAGATTAAACATTGGGTCAAGAAAGCCTATGAAGAAAGTCAAAAGCACATGACCTTAGTTGTAGCACTTATACCTGCTAGAACAGATACACAATATTGGCATGATTACTGTATGAAAGCTTCTGAGATAATGCTTGTTAAAGGCAGATTGAAGTTTGGAGATGGAACAGGTTCTGCTCCTTTTCCGTCAGCCGTTGTAGTCTTTGGAGATAAAGCTATATTGAACCCACCAGTATTGAGTGCAATCGAAAGAACATGAATATCTTAGAACTGTTTGGCGGATCGTGTAGCTTTAGTAATGTAGCTAAAGAAAGAGGACATAACACATTTACTTCTGATTGGAAACAATATGGCAAGATCGATTACGTTACTGATATTATGGACTTTGATGTTAACCAGGTTCCTTTTGATGTAGATTTTATCTGGGCAAGTCCGCCTTGTACTTACTTTAGCGTTGCATCTATTGGCCACCATTGGTATCCTAACCATACTCCTAAAAGCGACAAAGCCTTAGAAGGAGTAGCGATCGTAAGAAAAACCTTAGAGATTATTGAAAAGATAAATCCACCATTAGGTTGGGTTATTGAAAATCCTAGAGGTAAGCTTAGAAAGCTTGGATTGATTAACAACGATTATCTTGATACCGTAACTTACTGTAGATATGGAGATACTAGAATGAAACCTACAGATCTCTGGAATACAATATCTCCACCCTGGAAGCCACGCAAGATGTGTAAGAATGGCGATAGCTGTCATGTATCTGCACCTAGAGGAAGTAAAACTGGTACGCAAGGATTGAAAGGAGCGTACGAGCGATCTAAAGTTCCTAGTGAACTTTGTGATGAAATTATTAAAGTTTTAGAATCTGTCCAGTCGATCGACCAGAATTACTTTGTCAAGGAGCAAACTTCTCTTTTAGATTTCTAAAGTTGTAGTTGTCTTACGAAATCCTTTAAGTTTAGTTCTGGTTCGCCCAGGGTTAACTTAGTAACTAAAGAATCGCCAATATCAGTCTCGTAAGCCACCACTGGTAGGATTACATCTTTTTCTAACATAGGAACGTCTAAACGCACTAAATCGCCTAATCCTACCCACTCTGCGTTGTGCATAGTTATAGCATAGCTGACTGTAGGAGTAGAGAATGCTTGCAGTATTTCATAAGCTGTATTTTCTAAGATTCCACGATTTGTAGTATCCAAAGTAATTAAGGTAGAACTTGGGCCATATTGATTAATGCTACTGTCATCATTCAACGTTACAAAAATATTAGCATCAGATTTACTCTGAGCAGTTACAGAATTAAATAATCTAGTAGTATCTATTTGAGCCACAATGCCTTGCCCTGTTATGTTTGCATCATCTTCCGATATACTAAACACAGGTTGTGCAGCTTTGTTTTTATGATCTGCTAAATACAAATCAAACTTATTACCTGAGCGAATTGCATATCTATATCTTACAAAATCGTTGTTATCATGAAAATCATCATTATAGGAACGTAACATAAACTCCATACATTTATCAATAAAGTCTTTACGTTTTTGCAAACCTGCTAGGTTCATATCTGTGTTAGCAATTATGCCTGAACCACTAAGTGCATCAGATACATCTATATCTCTGTAATTAGCTGCATCAGTTACTAAGAAATACAAATCCTGACCAACTATGTCCGACTGCTTAAAGTCTCTAAACTCGGAGGTAGCTAACGAGGTTATCCTGTCCATAGCCACGATTGTGTGAGTTTGATTACCTGGTTTAATTACTTTTACTATTCCTTCAAAGTCCAGATTATGAATGGTGTCGCCTCTACCAATATTTAATTTTAACACAGCTCCTAGTCTAGCCTTAAGCAATGATTCTTTATCTGATACTTGTATAGTCACGGATCGTGGTTCGTTTACTGTTGCTTTATACAACACTTTACTGATTGTAAGAAACTGGTTATTATCTATTGTTGCTTCTATTTCTACTTGGTCTGCAAGCTGGTCTGAATTTGTCAGACTCATTAAGTAACATCCTCACCAAGAATTACAAAGTTTAGATTTGCTAAATACACGTTAGGATCTGTAGTATCTTTGGTAAGATTACCAGATTCTAATCGCATTCGCAATGTTCTATAAGATGTAGTTGGCGAGTCTAACTTTTTACTGTCTAAGAAAACATAATCATATCTGTTACCTTCAACTAAACTAAACAATGCCCTGTATCCTGTTTGGTCAAGAGCTTTGGCTTGCACTGTTACTTTAGGGATACCTAGCTTGGTTCTAGTAACGCCAACTGGATAACGCCTGATACCTAAAGGCATCTGTGCAGTTATACCGCCACTTCTTGCTATTGCAACCTTTTCGATTGCTATATTACTATTACTTGCTAAAGTGTCAAGATCAAGAGTTTCAGGAGCAACTGCTCTTATTTCTACATCATCTTCTGACCAATGAAAACTTAACGAATGATTGTTAGTTGTAGTTCCTTTGTTAGTTGCATTAAAGCGTGTTGTTTCATTGTCAAACACTGCCATGTAAAACCTTACAGCGTCATCATTTCCTGCTGAATTATGGATTGCAGCCGTAATACTTGGTTTAGATGTAGAGTCATGTCTTAAGATTTCTACATTGGTCTCATCAGTATCTGCAACTAGTGTGGTAGATACATAACTTCTTTCATCAGCAGTTAAATTTGAAGGATTTGTTTCAATATTTATTTCATTATAAAAATCACCATTTCGGTTGAATGATGCAATCTTGTAAAATTTAGGAGATAAAAATGTACCGTTGTCTGAGGTAGATGATGCAACTTTAATTATATCACCAACATAAAATCCATTATCCATCCAACAATTCTGGTCGCTTGAGGATCTTAAAGTATCTATGTTTCCTGTAATATTAATTACTCCTGCTGCTGTAAAATTAATGTTTGTACCAATTACTCTAGCATATCCGCCCCACTTATATCTGTTAGCAGTTCTGTATTCAAAAATGTCAGTGCCGTTTGCGTGTTCAGTTGGAGTTGTGCCGTTGTAACCTCTCATGACTAAAAAGTCATTACCGCTTTCAACATGAACAAACATATCTTCACTGCCTACTTTAATAATGTCAGGTTCTTTAATATCATTATCATCCGCTGCTGTATGAGTCATAATCTCATCATCTGCTGCAAATGGGCTTTCATTTACTGTAGTATTTGCATTTGGTAAACTAGCGGTAGTATTACTTGTGTAAAACAAATTAGTATTAATATTTTGATTTGGACTTTCGTTTGTAACTAAAATATATCTTCTGCAACTAAATATAGTATTATCTTCATTAGCAGCTTTTGTTGTACAAACTACACATTCTATTTCTTTAAAAAATACAGCGTTACCTGCTGCGTCTACTGCTGCTGCTCCTATGTTAGGTCTTGCATCTATATCAAAAGCTAAAGGTGAAGCTGTAGCTGAAGTGTAAGCATAATGGTCAAAATTAGTATTATCTGTATCAGCAACGCCTACACCTGCACTAGTAAAAGAAGCTAAACCAAATATCTTGAATACAGTATCATCATTATCAACTGCCGACAACGCTCCAATTTTAACTTGTTTACTACCGTCATCAAATACAGTATTGTCATTGTCTAAAGCGTTAGAAGTACAAATTGTATTTGTTAAATCTGTTGGTGTATATGCCCAACCATAATGTTGAATAAGTTTGTCAGAACCGCTTGTTCTGGATTGCTGTCCTGACAATGTGATTGCTGTTGTTCGGTCTCCATATTTTGCTTGAGTAACTTTAGTTGTTGATGGTGAAAGTATAGCCGTTGGCAAACCGACTTTAACGTCTGGTTGATTACCAGTAATATTACCTTTGTCAGACCTAAAACCATTTTCATCTTCTACTTGTACCTTTACAACTTTAGCACCTGATGTGTGATACACATGACTAACAACAACGTTTGAAGAATTATCAAGCACAGGGCTAAGATCTTGCATTTCGTAAACTGCATAGTCTTCATCCGTATCGCTAGTGCCTGAGTCCCAGTTTACTCTTATCTTAGTAAACTTGTTACCTGTGGATGCTGCACTTACAGCAGAGTTAGTCACCTTAAGATACAGCTTTTGACCTATGGTAGAGTTCTCTTTTCCTGATCCTAAAGCAGAAGAAAGAGCAGAGTCGGTATGTAATACTGCTGCGTTTATTGCAGGTCTAAATAATACAATTTCATTGCCAGCAGTTGCAGTTGTATCTGTAAACTCGTCATTTTCTGTAAACACTCTGACAAACTTATTTGCACCTTGAGTAAGTGTAGCGACAGATGACATTGGCACAACTTCAGTAGCACCTAAGTTTGGAGTTGCTTGACCAAAATCCTCACTAGCCGTTGCACTTATTCCTGCTGAACTTGCACTCTCAAGATAGTACTTGTCAATTGAATCATCATTTGGTAAAGTTACACTTAGGTTAGCAGATAAACCGTCTGCGGTGATTGCAGAAGCTAAAGTAGCTTGGTCTGGTTTTTTTTCTTTAGTCAACAAAGTAGCACTACTGTTTGGATTACTTATCGAAACTACGCTTGCTCCTGTTGCATATAATATTAAAAATATAGTTGAACCAAAATCATAACCTTGAGTTTTACATTCTATTTCAGTAATATCTAAATTCTCAGTGCCTGTACCGCCACTTAAAAAATCATCAAACCTATCTCCGCCTACACATATTGGCACAGTGTGTGTAGGATCAATGTGTGCAGGGTTAGCTGGGTTCCATTTAATGTTAGAAGAGTTACCTTCTCTATTAGGTGTTGAATATGTAAGCTCTTCAAACTCAATAGTGTTATTAAAAGATGAACTCATTGGATAACAAAAAATACTGCTTCCTGCTACAGATACATTTACACTTAATCTAATTTTATGAATGTATGCTTTATTTGAAATAGTTAAAGTATCTCTATCAGGTATTCTTATTTTTAAAAATAAACACTCAGTGGTACTGCTTGAACCAATTAATGGTTGAACACCAGCTCCTGAGCCAAATGAACCATTAGCGTTTGTGTCTGCATTTGCACTATCTGCACGACCAGTTTCAACATCTAATGAAGTGCTTACCGTCATTATCTACCTCCCAGCGTATTTAGAACACCACTAACTGGCCCAAAGGATAGTGCATCCCCTAACTCTGCTGCTCTAGTAACTGTGCCTGTTATTGAATTATTAACTCTATCTATCAAATCTGCCAACATCTCAAACCCATCTTTTAATCCTTCAACTGCTCTAGTAACTAAACCAAACTTAGCTTCTAATGCTATTAATGCCAGTACAAGCAAAATAATACCCATAACAATCATACCAACTGGATTTGCTTTCATTGCTAAATTAAGTCTAGTCTGAGCAGTTGTTGCCATGTTAGTTACACTTATCTGACCAATCTTAGCTTTAACATCTGCTAAAGATACTACCGTGCTTAATTTTTGTACTGCCACATATACTTCCATTGGCCCAGCAATAATTTCAAACGCAAATCTAGCTTTCATCAAAGATTTAGCTTGCTCTTCATTTACAAAGTTTAACTCTTGAGCTGCTGTAATTGTCTTAGCATAACCACCAGATATCTGATTTAAACTGCTAACCATAGCTTCTTGCTTTGCTATATTTTCCATCATAGCTAAACTAGCTGCTGCTTGACTATCTTCAAACTCTTTTGTCTTTTGGGTTGCTTTGTTTAAGCCATCTTCAAGTCCTGACGGGTCTGCTTCTAAAACTATACCTAGTTCTTCTACTACGGCCATTATGCTCCTAACTCCATCTTTACATCTCGTTGCATTTGATTTAATTCCTCTAATCTTTCCTGGTTAATTTTATGAGCTATTGTAGCTTTCTCTGAAGTTAAAGTATTTACAAAAGACAACAAAGTCTCACGATCATAATCATCAAGAGCATCAAGCAGTAAACTAACATCTTCATATTTTAGTTTTGGCTCTTCTATCATAAGCTCTAACATTGCAGTATAGATTGGCATAGATTTACTATGAGCATTGCTTAAGACTCGCATTTCTTTAGCACTTAAGGTCAATCCTTTTGCGTTTTTGTCATACAACTTACGAAGCATTGGCAAGTTCTTAGCCATACCTTCCTTAGTTTGCCAAAACCTCTCGTTTATAGATCTCCACTCTTCTTCAGACAGTCTTCGTAAAACGATCATAGGTTTCTGCTCTACTTCTTTAAGACCAAACCACACCTTCTTCTTAGGCATAAACTTAGCTACCGATGGCAAAAATACTTCTTTACGCTGCCAATACTCCTCTCGGATATGACTCATGTCAATTAGGGGCGTGTCGATTTGACCTTTGACCTTTACCATTTACCTACCTAAGTTGTGTTAAGTGTCCAATCTGCCGATATTGCAAATGCACTGAAGTTCTTGTAATCGCCTGCTCCTCGGAACTTGATTGTCATCGTATCTACTATTTCACCTGCACCAGTCATTGGTCTTGTGAAAGATGTAATAGTTCCGTTAGTCAAAGCGATTGAACCGTAAGATGCACCGAAGTCTAACCTGATTAAAGGTATTGTTGCTCCGTCTACATATTTGTCATAAAATGTTTCGTCTTCAGCAGTCATAGATATTTCTAATGTTATGTCAGCTAATCCTCTGCTTACCTTGTTGTTAGCTAAAAACTTAGTGATTGAGTTTCTGGTTGTAGTTCCAGCGATCGGCACATTGTTGTTAGTAATCGTAAGTTTTACAGTTTTAAGGTTATCAAATGTAGTACTCATATCATCTACTGCGTATATTGTCCTGGATGACTCAGTATTATAAATTCCTTTTAGTAAATTTACTGAAGTAGTATCTGCTCCTGCTCTAGTGCATGACCAGTTTGCATCTGCATGAATTAAATCTTTTATTTCTTCAGTTGTATCTTCAGCTCCTGCCGTAAGGTCTAGAACTCCATCTGTTGATATAGATGTATCTAAAGTATCTTCACTTGCAAATATTCTCATATATCTTTCACCAACTTCAATGTAACTGCCTGCTGGGCCGTCAGGAACAATTCCTTTGGTTGATGCTGCCAAACCTGCCGATACCGTAAGATCGGTAGGCAGTAGGGGATCTGCTGTAGGAGCTGCTGGGAAAGTAGATGATGAAAAGTTATCATTCAAAAATTTACTGTCATTAGAAAAGTCTGCATTTGTTTCTGTAGAGTCTTGAGTAATCAAAGCTGTACATTGTGCATCTACTGTAATAAATCCTCCAGTAGTATAATCAGCTTCAAGTGTAACAACATTAGGAACTACGCCTGTTGCTAAAGTAAAATCATTACTTGCATTATCTCTAACTAACAATGCCAAACTATCTACGTTATTAGTCAATGCGTGAGGTATTGGACTGCCAATAGTTGTACCGCCAATCGCTCTGCCAATTAGTTCTTGCCATCCTGTGCTAGTGCCTTGACAGGCTACTTTTATTGGTACATTAACTGCAATCGGTCCGCCTGCATGAAAGCTCTCTGTAGATTGTCCAATAGACGCTACAGGAGCAATATTCATTTCTACCGATCTTGGGTCAAATGTATCCAATAATCCTAAGTGTACCAATGCTGAGTTAGGTGT